GGTCGTAGTCTAAGGGCGGGATCTCGCGATTTTCCTTCGGACTTAATCCCTGTAACCACGCCTTACGCGCATGGATAATAAATTCACCACAGCCTTTAGCCATAACAGTATCAATAAAGTGCGTCAGAAACTCATAGCTATCCTGCTCGTCAATGCCGATGCGCGTTTTTACCGTCACAGGAATATCAACCACTTGCTTCATGGCATCGACACACTCAGCCACCAGCTCAGGTTCGGCCAGCAAACAGGCACCAAAGCGACCGTTTTGCACCCGATCGGAAGGACAGCCCACATTGAGGTTTACTTCATCATAACCGCGCTCGGCGGCAAGTTTGGCGCAGCGAGCAAGTTCAGCAGGATTCGAGCCACCCAATTGCAATGCAAGGGGATGTTCTTCTTGGTTGTAGGCAAGATAATCACCACGGCCATGCAAAATCGCCCCCGTTGTCACCATCTCGGTATACAGCAAGGCATTGGCCGACATTAAGCGAGCAAAATAACGGTAATGACGATCGGTCCAGTCCAACATGGGTGCAATGGAAAAGGTTCTATCTATTGATTCCTGCGCTATACATGGCTTTATGTCTTGTTTTTCGTGTTTCATCTATTCGCCCCAGTTGCTCCCAGTTTCTTGCAATTTCCTGCAATTTCGGTATATGGTGCCCCATATGTGCCCCATTTTTGGGTAGGACTTTTAAGGGTTAATTTCATTCTATGGCGTCTTTTACTATTGAAAAACGCGCAAAGGCTAACGGTGATTTTAGTTACCGTTGCACTGTGCGCGTTAAAGAGAATGGCGAAATTATACATCGTGAGTCTAAAACTTTCAGTAAAAAGGAAGTCGCTAGGACTTGGGGCAAAGTTCGTTGCGATGCAATCGAGCATGATTCTGTTTTGAAAAGAAACAAGGTTGTTTCAATAGGCAACCTGTTAAACCGATTTTATGAGGATGCTGATTTGTGGGCCAGAACTGGGCGCACTAAACAGTATGTGATCCGTATGCTGATGGATTGTGATATTTCTAAAGTTAAAACAGATAGTTTAAAGACTAGCGATTTGATTGAGCATTGCAAAAATCGGCGTGCATCTGGCGCCGGGCCATCGACGCTTTACCACGACATTGCCTATTTGCGCAGCGTGATGAAGAAAGCGGCGCCAGTGTGGAATATCGAAGCTAATTACCACATTTTTGAGGAGGCTGTGCCTGTTCTGATTGAAATGGGTTTGGTAGGTAAGAGTCAGCGACGAACACGGCGGCCTACAGAAAATGAGCTGGAAAAATTAAAAGATGGTTTGCAAAAGCGTATGTCTTACCGTGCTAATGGAATGATCCGCATACCTTTTATAGATATTCTTGATTTTAGCATTCTTACTTGCATGCGTATTGGTGAAGTTTGCAAGCTTAAGTGGGATGACTTGAATGCTGATCATAAAACCATTTTAGTGCGTGATAGGAAGGACCCGCGAAAGAAAGAAGGCAATCATATGATTGTCCCACTGCTTGGTGGTTCATTTGACATTGTGATGCGTCAACCAAAAACTGATGAGCTGATTTTCCCTTATAATCCGACCTCTGTTTCTGCTGGTTTTCAGCGTGTGCGCAATGAGTTAGGCATTACTGATTTGCGATACCATGATTTACGCCGCGAAGGTGCAAGCCGTTTGTTTGAGAAGGGTTACTCGATTGAAGATGTTGCCCAAGTGACTGGGCATCGTAATCTAAATATTTTGTGGCAAGTTTATACTCAGCTATTCCCGCATAAGCTGCATGATAAATTTAATGATTAAATTCATTTCAGTTTTTGATCTAGTTAAGGCATTGATTTTACTTAACTAGATCTTTTTATTATTTTTAACTTCCATTTCAAAAATCCCACGAAAACCACGTAAAAGCTAATTAAATCAATACTTATATATTTTACACCATCCCAAAACGCGCTGTATTGAACTGTAAAACAGTGAAATAAATCGCGATCATTTCAGATCTTCGATCCTCTAAAAGCCCTAGGAATGGCGCTGGTTACGCTTATGAACTGCGATAAACCAAAACTGAAAAAAAATTAAGATGCAAACCGCGCAGGAGGGTGAGGAAGAGTGCGGATTTCGTGGCTTATTTCTTGCTTAGCTCTGGTTTCCGTGGCTGAAATGGTCTGTGCTAGTGATTGTCTGGCGATGATGTGATGAAGTGTCCAACATAGTCGGCGGCGTCTTTACTCGATATAGATGTGGGTGGCTTTACTGCAGCAACAAAAAGCCCAGCGCTGTGGCTGGGCTTATGCGTTAAGCTTTTACTTATGCGTTAAGCTTATGCGTTAACTTACTTTGTATGTGCCTGCGCTGCTGCCTGTTGTGACGTTTACATCGGCGTTGGCGGTGATTTCATCGATCACGGCTTTGGCGATGGCGGCGGCCATCTTGCCCGCGAAAGCGTGCGTACCGTCGGTGGTAAAGCCTTGCGCTTGTAGTTCGCTGATGATTTTCGATTCTAATGACTCGTTGCTTAATGCCATAGCCTTCCCCTTATTTTCCTGCGCTAACCGTGGTTGATCCGTCGCCATGTGGCGCGCCCGTAAAGTGGCAGATATGGGCACATGTGACGACTGGCGAACCGCCGTTTAGTTTGATGGTATCGGCGTCTTCGGTGATGTTCTTCGCGGTTATGCGTAGGTCCTTTGAGATGTTCATTGTCATTTGGCCGATAACTTCGGTTAGCTGGTCTTCCAACACTTTGATGCGCTGATTTAAGCATTCAATCTCGCTGTCTTTATCGGTCACGTTGTAGACGTTGCCATCCTCATCAATATGCTGGGTAACGCCTTCGCGGGTTTTGGTGCGTGACTCGCCCGCTTTGATGGCAGGAAGATCCCAGCCGAACGGCAGA